AGATCCGGCAACGGCTGGATGCGGGCGCAGCAGACAAGGCAGTGCCGGATGCGACCGCGCCTGGCAGCCGATGACAGAATTTTCGCTGGCCGAACGGCTGGCGGCCATGCCAGGCGAGGCCGCGCGGTTGTATCTGGACGGCCTTTCCGATGGCGCGGTGGCAGCGCTGGCGCATCACTGGCCGTTCTGGGCGCGCCCCCAGCAATTGCCGCCACCCGGGGATTGGCGCACCTGGCTGATCCTCGCCGGGCGCGGTTTCGGCAAGACGCGCGCCGGGGCCGAATGGGTGCGGGCGATCGGCGAGTCGGTCGCCGACGCGCGCATCGCGCTGGTCGCAGCGAACCTGGCCGAGGCGCGCAGCGTGATGGTCGAGGGGCAGAGCGGACTGCTGGCGATCGCGCCCGAGCAGGTGCGGCCGCACTGGGAGCCCTCGCTGCGCCGGTTGCGCTGGCCGGGTGGGGCGCAGGCGGTGCTGTTCTCCGCCGCCGAGCCCGAAGGGTTGCGCGGTCCCGAGCACAGCCATGCCTGGTGCGACGAGATCGCGAAATGGGACAATGCTTCGGGCCGCGCGATGGCGGCGTGGGACAATCTGCAGCTCGGCCTGCGCGTGGGATCGCTCCCGCAGGTCTGCGCCACCACTACGCCGCGTGCAGTGCCGTTGGTGCGGCGGCTGCTCGATGATCCGGGCCTCGTTATCAGCCGGGGCAGCAGCCATGCCAACCGGGCCAACCTGCCGCCGGCCTTCCTTGCGGCGGTGGAGCGGCATTATGGCGGCACTGCCCTGGGACGGCAGGAGCTCGACGGCGAACTGCTCGAGGATATCGAAGGTGCGCTGTGGAGCCGCAGCCTGATCGAGGCGCGCCGGGTGCGCTGGCAAGGCCACAGCTTGGTGCGCGTCGTGATCGGGGTCGATCCGCCTGCAGGGTCGTCCGGCGACGCGTGCGGCATCATCGTCTGCGCGCTGCAGGATGATGGCCGCGCGGCGGTGCTGGCCGATTGTTCGGTTGAAGGGGCCTCGCCCGAAGGCTGGGCGCGCGCGGTGGCAAACGCGTCCGAAGCTTGGGGCGCAGACCGGATCGTCGCCGAGGCCAATCAGGGCGGCGAGATGGTGGGCGCGGTGCTGCGCGCCGCGAACATCGCGCTGCCGGTGCGGCTGGTGCATGCGAGCCGGGGCAAGGCGGCGCGGGCCGAGCCGGTGGCGGCGCTCTACGAGGCGGGCCGGGTGGTCCATTGCGGCGCCTTTGCGCGGCTGGAGGACGAGATGTGCGGGCTAATGGCGGGCGGCTCCTATCAGGGTCCGGGCCGCTCGCCCGACCGCGCCGATGCTTTGGTCTGGGCGCTCACCGAATTGATGCTGGGACGGCGCGGTGCTCCGCGCATCCGATCGCTGGAGAGGTGATATGGGATATTGGAAGCAGCTGGCGCTCGCGCTGAAAGGCGCGGGCGTCGCAAGGCCGGTGCTGGCGCGCGCCTTCACCAGCCCATGGAGCCTGGCGCTCGCCGATCCGCCGCTCAGCCATGCCGAGCAGGTGCGCGCGGCCTATTGCGATAATCCGATCGCCCAGCGCGCGGTGCGACTGGTGGCAGAAGGGGTGGGCGGCGCGCCGATCACGGCTTCCGATCCGGAGATCGCCACGCTGGTGGCCGCGACGAGCGCGGGCCAGGGGCTGATGGAAACGCTGGCAGCGCATCTGCTGCTGCACGGCAACGGCTATGTCCAGATATTGCGCGACGCCGATGGCAGACCCGCCGAACTGTTCGCGCTGCGCCCCGACCGGGTGAGCATCGAGCCCGACGAGCGCGGCTGGCCCGCGGCCTATGTGTATCGCGTCGGCGATACGGCCACGCGATTGCCTGCGCAGGAGGGGGATGGCGCGCCGGTGGTCGTCCATATCAAGGCCTTTCACCCCAGCGACGACCATTATGGTCTGGGCTGCCTGGGCGCAGCGGCGCGCGCAGTTGCGGTGCATAATGCCGCGGGCCGCTGGAATCAGGCGCTGCTCGACAATGCCGCGCGGCCCTCGGGCGCGCTAGTCTATCGCCCCGACGAGCCGGGCGGCGTGCTGACCCCCGAACAGTTCGACCGGCTGAAGGGCGAGCTGGAGGCGAGCTTTGCCGGGCACGCCAATGCCGGGCGCCCCATGCTGCTTGAAGGGGGGCTGAGCTGGCAGAGCATGGCACTATCGCCGGCGGACATGGATTTCGTCGCGCTGAAGTCGAATGCCGCGCGCGAGATCGCGCTCGCCTTCGGGGTGCCGCCGATGCTGCTCGGCCTGCCGGGCGACAATACCTATGCCAATTATCGCGAGGCCAATCGCGCATTGTGGCGGGTGACGCTTCTGCCGCTCGCGGACAAGATCACCGCCGCCCTGGCCGAGGGGCTTGCGCATTGGTGGCCGGGGGCCGCGCTCTCGGTCGATCAGGACAAGGTGCCGGCGTTGTCCGAGGACCGCGAGCGGCTGTGGCAGCAAGTGGGCGCGGCAGACTTTCTCTCGCCGGAGGAAAAGCGCGCGATGCTCGGAATTGGGCTGGGGATCGGAACATGACGATGGATAGCGAAGACATGCTTGCCAGCCTTCTCGCGCAAGCGGCGGAGGAAGGCGCGGATGTCGCCACGCTGCGTGCTGTGGTCGAAGAGGCGGGCGATCTGGGCGCGGGCCGTGCGCTCGCCCGGATCGGCCTTGCCGATGCCGATGCAGGGGCGGACCTGCGCGAGCTGCGTGAACTGCTCCAGGGCTGGCGCGATGCGCGTTCGGGCATATGGGGCCAGGCCTTCGACAAGTTCGTGCGCGGCGTGATGGCGCTGCTGCTCGCGGCGCTCGCGGTGCAGCTGGGCCTCGGCGATATGCTGCAATGAGCCTGCGGCTGGCCGGCTATGCCGCGCTGTTCGACCGGGTCGACCGGGGCGGCGACATAGTGCGGCGCGGAGCGTTCCGGCGATCGCTGGGCGAGGCAGCGCGCCCGCTGCCCTTGCTCTGGCAGCACCGGCCTGATCGGCGCATCGGATCGGTGACGCTCGCGCAGGAGGACCGGCGCGGGCTGCGCGTCATCGCAGCGCTCGACGATACGGCGGATGAGGCGGTTGCTGCACTGAGAAGCGGCGCTGTGCGGGGGCTCAGCTTCGGCTATCGCGTCCGCCATGCCCAAGGCACGAGCCCGCGCGAGCTGTTCGATCTTGATCTGGTCGAGGTGAGCCTGGTCAGAGTGCCGATGATGCCGGGGGCCAGGGTGCACATGCTGCGCTGACCGCTCCCCGCCTTTCCCTGCCTTTCCCCATCTGCCCCGCCTCGGCGGGGTTTTTTGTGCCCGCAATCCGGGGGTTTTCCCCGTGTGAACCCAGAACGGAAGGAAGAAATGATGGAAATCCCCGCAAATCCCCTCGAACTGAAGGCCGAGGCCGATCCGCTCGAGGCCTCGTTCGACAGTCTGCTCGCGGCCGAAGGGCATGAGGAGCGCATCGCCGCGCTCGAGACCGGGCTCGATGGCGTGAAGAGCGATGTCGATGCTATCCGTGCCGAGAGCGCGACGATGCGCGAGCGGATCGAGCGGCTCGCCCGCACCGGTTCGCGCCCCTCGCTCGGCGGCGGCGAGGGCAAGGCGCCCGAGACCAAGAGCTTTGTCGATCAGTATCTGCGGCGCGGGCTGGAGACCGGCATCAAGAGCTTTACTGCCGCCACCGGCGCCGATGGCGGCTTTGCCGTCCCGCGCGAGATCGATGCGCTGATCGCCCGCACGCTCGCCGATATCTCGCCGATCCGGTCGATCGCGCAGGTCGTGCAGACCGGCACTGCGGGCTATCGCAAGCTGGTGACCACCGGCGGAACGCCCTCGGGCTGGGTCAGCGAGACGGCGGCGCGGCCCGAGACCGACACGCCTGCCTTTGCCGAAATTGCCCCGCCTTCGGGCGAGCTCTATGCCAATCCGGCGGCGAGCCAGGCGATGCTCGACGATGCCGCGTTCGATGTCGAAAGCTGGCTGGCGGGCGAGATTGCCGAGGAATTCGCCCGCGCCGAAGGGGCAGCGTTCGTCAATGGCAGCGGCACCAATCGCCCGCGCGGGTTCCTCAACGGCACGCCGACGCCGCAGGATGATGCCGTGCGCGCGTTCGGCACGCTGCAATATGTCGCCTCGGGCGCGGACGGCAATTTCGCCAGCGTCTCGCCCGAGGACCGACTGGTTGATCTGGTCCATGCGCTGCGCCCCGCCTATCGCCAGGGGGCCAGTTTCGTGATGAACTCGTCCACGTTGGCGCGTATCCGCAAGATGAAGAGCGATGACGGGGCGTTCCTGTGGCAGCCTTCGCTGGCAGCGGGACAGCCCGCAACGCTGCTCGGCTATCCGGTGGTCGAGGCCGAGGACATGCCCGATATCGCGGCGAACAGCCTGTCGATCGCGTTCGGCAATTTCCGTGCCGGCTATCTGATCGCCGAGCGCAGCGCGACGACCATCCTGCGCGATCCGTTCACCAACAAGCCGTTCGTGCATTTCTACGCGACCAAGCGGATCGGCGGCCAGGTGATGAATTCCGAAGCGATCAAGCTGATGAAGTTCGCCGCGAGCTGATCGCACAACCCTTGCCCGGACATCCCTGCCGGGATGGTGCCCGCGCGGTTTCCCCCTTGCCGCGCGGGCAATTGTTGCCCGCCTGAAATGGACACCCCTCGATGAGCGAACTCTTCTTTGCCGATCTGGTGCGCGAGACCAGCACCGGCACCGGCACCGGCGCGCTGATGCTCGGTGGTGCCACGCCCGGCCATCGCCGCTTCGCCGATGCCGTGCCCGCAGGCGCGCGCTTCCATTATTCCATTGCCGGGATAACCCATGAGAATCAGTGGGAAATCGGCGAAGGCGAGATCAGCGACGGTTCTCTTGTGCGCCATCTGGTCCTTGCCTCGTCAACCGGGGCTGCCGTCGATTTCTCTTCCGGGCTCAAGACGGTCACGCTCACCGTGGCGGCGCACTGGTTCGCGATGCGCGAGGACCGCTCGGACCATGGCCATGCGCTGGCGCAGATCGAGGGGCTGGTCGATGCCCTGGCTGCAAAGCAGCCGGCGGGGTCCTATG